CGTTGTCATAAGACGCTGTGCTTAGGTCGAAACCTGTCGAGAGGGTGTATTGGTGGATGGTGTCACTAAGCTGACCAGTTATATACATCTTCGTGCCGTCAGCGCTAAAAGCTACATCATTCGGTACAGCCTCCTGACCCACCACACTAAAGCTAACATTGTCATAAGTCACATTAGACAGATCAACAGTCCAATTAACAGCGCCACCTTCACCAATCACACGGGTCCAAGCACCCTCAGTCAGGATGTCGTAGGTGCCATTAACAGTATCGTAGAACGTATCGCCATTGCTCGCTGTCTCAGCGTCAGGCTGCGTCTCACCCTCTGTGCGTGTAGGGGCCAGCAAGCCGCTGTCAGTGCCAGATACCTTCACACCGTTGGTGAAGTTAGGGCTACCCGTGCCAGCACGGTCAGTAATCTTTTTGATCTCAAGGTCGCTCATGGCTTATAACCCCGTGCTGTATTGGTAAACAGATTCTGTGGCGTTGCATACCATATACATCTTAGTGCCGTCATTGCTGAAAGCTATGTCAGAACTTCCCACCCCCTGACTTGCAACACTAACGCTAATGTTGTCGTATGACGCTGTGCTTAAGTCAAAACTTGTAGACAAGCTATATTGGTACACGCTGTCATTGACCCCGCCAAGAACGTACATTTTTGTTCCATCGGTATTGAAAAAAGATGAGGATGGAGTTGAATCCTGTCCGACTGTACTAAAGCTAACTGAGTCGTATGATGCGGTACCTAAACTAAATGCTGTAGGCAAGCTATATTGGTGTATAGAGTCAGAAACTCCAGACGAGGCAATATACATTTTTGTGCCATCAGAGTTAAAGAAGATGCTGCGGGGGGTGCTGTCTTGACTTGAGACATTAAAGCTAACATTATCATATGAAGCCGTGCTTAAGTCAAAACCTGTGGATAGGCTGTATTGGTACACGGTGTCACTTGAATTGCCGACGACATACATCTTGGTTCCATCAAGATTAAAGGCTACATCCATAGGAACTGAGTCTTGTGAGCCAACACTAAAGCTTACGTTGTCATACGATGCCGTGCTTAGATCAAAGGCGGTAGAAAAGCTATATTGCAAAACACTGTCACTTGAATTGCCAGCTATATACATCTTGGTTCCATCGGGGCTAACGTGAATACCCTGACCAGATGTATCTTGACCGCCAATATTTAAACTAACACTGTCATAAGTCACATTAGACAGATCAACAGTCCAAGACCCACCAGCACTAGCACCCAACTCAATCTCTTTGAACTCGCCAGCGACATAAATCATCAGCTTGTCGTTAGCTGTATCCTTCCAGATAGCACCATTCTTGGGCGACGAAGGCTCAGTTTCACCTGAGTAATATTCAGCAGTGTTCAGTGTGCTAATCGCAGAGCCAGCAACAGTCAGGCCATCCTCAAAGTCAGGAGCGCCCGTGCCAGCAGCGTCAGCAATGTTATCAACTTTAATCTGGGTCATAGTACAAGATACCTTCCGCCCGTAGCGACTGTCACTGTGATGCCGTCAGCAACCTCAACAGGTCCAACACTAAGCGCGCTCTGCGTGCTACTCACAGTTGTATTTGATGTGATGATACGGCCTGCCACGTTAATCGCATCGAATGACCCGCCACCGCCACTAGCTTGATCGACAAAGGCCAAGTTGCCGCTGCCATCAGTCTTAATGACTTGATCCGCAGTGCCGTCAGTTGTTGGCAACGTAAAGGCAGAAACAAACGATGTCAGGTTGGCGTCATAAGCCTGCGCATCAGTGCCGACAACAGGCACGTCAGAAGAGTTTGCCAACTTAACCCACGCACCAGCGTGAGCAAAGAACATAGCGCCTTCGCCGTGGACATGAGCAATCATGCCGTGATTGTCAGTGGCAGACGGCAAGTCGCCCGTCGCTGAGTAAACATGCACAATCTGCAAGTCTTTAGCGGCAGGGCTTATAAATACGTCAGCAGAGCCTGATAGGCTCAAAAGGGAACCAGTGTTGCTCTCAGAAAGCGTGCGTGAGAGAGTGGTGCCAGAGGCTGTATATACCCCAGTACCAATCTCCCACGCATTACCGTCTTCAATGACGTAGCGAACGGTTTCCCCGTCTGCTACGCCAGCATCGGCAAAACTCTGGTAGCCCGATGCCGCTGAATTGAGGGTGATCGTGCCAGTCCCAGTTGTTGTCGTGGACATTTTAGCGCGGTTGACAAGCGTCACCATATTCTCACCTCAATTCTATTCAGTATGCAGCACCCCTATTAGGCAGGGTCAGGGATACCGATTTTGAACGAAGCCAGCGAGAATGTGTTGCCGCTTGTAACGGACTGGGATGCAGTCAGCGCGCCAGTCACCAGCACACGGCTGTTGGACGTGTCCACAATCGCATAGTGCGTGGCTGTGCCAGTCGCTGTGATGCTGCCATCTGTGATAGCTGCCACAGTAACCTCACGACCGCCACCAGAGCGGTCAGCAGGTGCGCCAATGGACAGCGATGTGCTGTTGCCCAGTGTGCTTGTGGATGTTGCGTCAGCGTAACTTGTCGCTTCTTGGGAAGTGACGTGAATTACGTTTGCCTCAGTGTCCAGCACGGTCAAGCCGTTGTCGAACACTCGGTTGTCAAGAGTAGCCATGCTAGAAGTCTCCGAGATTTTACATGCAAGCGTATATTAAACGATTTTGGTCGTTACCGCAATGCTTACGGCCTTGTCGGCCAAACAGGGTTGCGGGGGTCAGTTGTGTTGGCTGGCAGGTCACGCAGAGCCTGCCGATAGGTCGCCCATGTTTGGCTGTCTACAGGTGCGTCTGGTACTTGGGTCCAATCGGTTGATTGTAAGCGCCGATCACGGGACGCCCTCAAATCAATCCAAGCACGGTCAATCTCTTCTTGTTCAATCGTACCCGATGGGATGCCCACTACAGCGCCATCAACAACCATCTGCGTGTCGTGATCGTAATGCCCCTCAATCAAGCCCTCGCCATCCTTAGCAGTAACATTGGCCTGATTTGAGTTGCTGCCCTGACCAGTGAAACGACCCGTCGCTAGATTGTAGCGTGAGTATTTGTACATCATTTCTTCAACTCCGTGGCGATCAAGATAGCTTTAGCCTGCACGCTGTTGTTGCCTATCCCGTCTTTTCTTCCTTGCAGCTTGATTGTTACGCTGCCTGTTGGGGCGGTACCAACTTTAATGTCACTAAAAAAAGAGTCCCTAAATGGGTCGCCCGCTCCAGTTGACTCCCCAGATATAACCGTAGAGCCTATCAAGAACCTCCACTCAAACCCATAACTGTCGCCCTCGCCTATGCCTCCAAAAGTGAGCTTGCCTCTGGTATTAAGAATAACTTGTCCGCCATCAGCACTCAAAGTGACGGAAGCGATGTCTGCCCAAGTTATTGTGTTTATCATGGAGACGTAGGAAGTTTGGTTGTCTACACCCGTATTAGAAACAGCCTGATCTGCAATCTTGATTGTAGTAACTGCCAAGTTCTCAATCTTAGCGTTACTAACGACAGCATCAGTTATCTGCGCAGATGTAGTGATAATACCAGATGTAGCCAATAAGCCACCAGTGATGGTGTTAGCTGTGATCTTGTCGCCAGTAATTACACCACCTTGGATAGCAGCACCGTAGATGCTGTCAGCAGCAATAGCATTTGCACCAACAGCATTTGCGCTAATCTTACCAGCCACAATCGCATCATCAGCAATCTGCGCCGTGTCAATAATGCCATTTGGGATTTGCGATTGAGCAATGCTGCCCTGCAAGTCAGCGAAACTCTCAGCGCCGCCGACAACCTGCTCCCAAGCAGAGCCTGTCCACTGGTATAGCTTACCGTCAGTCCGGTTGAATACCTTTTCACCGACAAATGTACCTGACGCAGGCAGGCTAGTCACATCCCTGATCGCATAAAGGTTTTGCTCAGTGAACAAGCTGTAGACACCATTTTCAAAGTCTGGGTCATCAATGAATGTCGTTGTACCAGATACGCCCGCAGTAAACGCAGACTTGTTCCCGCTATAGTCAACAGCCTTCAGGAAGTAATACTTCGTCACACTGATCCCAAGGTTGGGACGGATAAACTCGCTACCAGCAGACGTGCCGACAAGTGTGGCGCTGCCTGAGTTGTTTGTGTCGTTCTCGTAGACCTCAACATAGTTTAGATCGACATCAGCAGGGTTGGTCCAGCTAACCGTGATATAGCGAAACCCACCATCAGCAGACACGCTTGTAGGCGCACTTGGCGCTGTAGTGTCACCACCAGATGTCAGGGTCACAGTTGCATAAGAACCAGTCGCGCCAGTCACGCTAACAGCGCGCACCCTAAACGTGTACTCAACCCCATCAATCAGCGGGCTGATCTCAATGCCACTCTCAGTAGTGGTTGTGCTGGCATATGTGCTATCAGATGTCTGCTTCCACTCAACATCATAGTAAGCAAAGAATGAACTGCTCACAGCAGTCCACGCCAAGATTGCAGAGTTGACGGTTGTGCCATCGCCCTGCAACCGCGTGCTGTCAGATGCCGTCAGGTTATTCACAACCAAACCAGCGTTAGCAACCGGCAGGTTAGTGTTATTCCCAATGATGTCCGACTCTTCAGCATTCCAAGCGAACGCAGCTTGGGAAGTCTCCTGCAAAGTCAGGTTGACCCGCAGGTCGCCCGCCTCTTGGTTTGACTCAAACCGCCAGCCGATTACCTCGAACTCTTTCTCATCGAAACCATACCGCTCATTAGTGAAAGCGATGATGTCGCCAACCTCTACGTTGAACGCCTCCAGCCCAAAGTCTGCACTGATCGTCATCTGCTCACGGCCACGATATAGCGTCATCTTAGCAATGCGCTGGGCTGTGGCAGCACTCGTTGTGAAAGGCAGAGGCAGGTCTAGCAGCAACTCATCGCCGCCGTCCTCAGTTTGAAATGTACTGCTTTTGATTGGCGGATAGTCAGCCGTGATAAAGTCGGCGCTGGCATCGTTGAACGTGCCGGTCACGCCGTTGAAGCTGTCACGCATGCTTGATCGTGTGTTTAAGTTGATTGGCCCACGCAGATCATCAAGCGTCAGCGTCTTCACGGGCGCACTATAAGCGCCAACCTTCAGCTTCCAGTAACCTGAACCCCAGAACAACGTGCCAGCGCAGGCTGTCGCCATCTCGCCAAGCACCTTACCTGTAGGGGAACTAGCCTTGATAATGCCGTTGATCGTGTACCGCTTTTCCGTTCCACTGCCGCTAAGTGTAACACTTTCATCACTCTCATTCGCAGCAGCGGAAAACACAACATCATCAACCGCGCTGTCGTTCAGCCCATATTCGCTGGTGATGAAGTCACGAATACAGAGCGCAGCATTGTTGCTGTAGCCCGTTGTCGAAGTGCGCGGATCATAGACCTTCTTGCCTTTGACCTTTGCTGTAATCAGCGGAACGCCGTTAGCAAAGACAGTCTGGTCAAACTCATAGCGGACATAAAGGTAGGCAATGCCCCGCCCGACGAAATTAGCGTCAAGCGCATTGCCGCCGGTTAATTCGCTTTCCGATAGCAAGTCAGCAGGTGCAGTCGTCTGATCGCCTAAGAACTTCTGGATGCGGATGCCAGACGGGTTAGCGCCGCCATCAATGACCCACTCAGCATCTGTGACGTAGCCATTGCTGTCTAGCGTGACGACCTCTTCGTTGATGTAGATGTCGCCAATCTCAGCAACTTCATGCCCAGCAAGCACGATGATCTGATGCAGGAATTTGTTTTTATCGCCGGTGCTTTCGTAATAAGTGATCGTGCCGCCTTTGCGGACCTCACCGTAAACAAAGTCAGCAGGCGCAGTTGCGTCACGGGCATTTACAAGCGTGCCCTGCGATCCGAATGAGGAGAAGTCAGGCTTAGGTGCGAGGGCTGCGATAGCCCATGATGTGACAGCTGAAACAGCTAAATAAGTTGCCGCTGTTGCCAGAAATGCCGCCGTCCCCCCAGCAGCTATAGCTGTGGGAAAGAAATAGGCAGCTACAACCTCAACGCGGGGAACATTGCTCCAATCATTGGGATTACGAAGAACATTATACGGAAGATTATTTTTCATGCTCTAACCCAACTTGCATCAATGTCGTCTAGCGGGAGATATACCACACCAGTCCTGTTCAAGAAAGCGCCCTTGGTCCCGGTGCAGATACCCATAGCAGCGCCGATAGCCCACCTGCGGGCCTTGTTGGTCGTCACAAGAGAACCTAGTGGCGGCACATGCTTTACTCGCTGCAACCGGTCGTCCACAGCGTCATAAAACATATCATAGCCGAACTCCTGCTTTAGCTCGTTCACCTTTAGCAGTTTATTGCCGTCAATGTACCGGCCAAGCCAATCTTCGGCCCAGCCTTCACCATACATGGCTCTGAAAGCACCATTCGTGAAGATCAGGCAATCATGCTGGCCCCAAGCAAAAGGCTCACCCCTCACAGCCTTCAGGTAGGCATTAAGGCGATCCCGGTAACTCATCACGGCCCGTAATTGTCGCCAGAATTATTTGGCGGGGGAGTAGACTGAGACGGCGAGTCGTTCGTTGCATTGCGCCCCCAGATCACATCGCGGTCTTGCAGGTCGGCAACATAATTGAAGAACGTATCTGTGCTGTAGCGGGACTGATGATTGGCCTCAGTATAACGCCGGTTAGATGCTTTCTCCAACCGGACCAGCTTGCTTTCCACGGTCAAGGATATGGTGCTTGTCTCACCGCCATCCTCAATCGTCATCACATCCATCAGCCCGCTGAACACCTCAATCGTAGTGCTGTCAGTCGTGCCAAAGTAAATCTTGCACTCACGGCGCTGGTACGGCTCCTGCAATGCAAGTGAAACCAAAGTTGCATCCACGCCAGAAAGCTGCAACGTGATCCGCTTGGCTGAGATGTCATTCACCTCTTCAAGCCCGCTTATGCTCAACAGATTGCCGGTCCCGATGTAGGTATCAGAACCAATCGTGCGGTTGCCGTAGCCCGTCCAAAAGCGAACAGGGGATGAATCAAAGTTCATCTCTACAGCGTAGAACGGCTCAACCTCTGGCTGGCTTAGTGCAGTTAGGAGGGAGGCTGGTGTGCTGCGGGTCATATCGCCTCCATCGCGC